CAAAGAAATCTCAAGGTGACGATGAAAAACTTCGATGGGAACGCGCTCGCGACTTTGCCAAAGAAGGAAAGTTAGATGAAATCGACGCGGACATCTACATTCGATGCTATTCTACTCTCAAGCGTATTAAACACGATAATCGTATCAAACCCTCCCCGCAACCCTGCCGAGCTTATTGGATTTATGGACCTACCGGGACTGGGAAAAGTCATGCTGTCGAAACTACGTTTCCATTTTGTTATAAGAAAAATATGGATGACCTTAAATGGTTCGATGGTTACCAGGGCGAGGACGTTATCTACTTGGAAGATGTTGACAAGTATCAAGTTAAGTGGGGTGGTGTCCTTAAACGACTTGCAGATAAATGGCCAATGCAAGCTTCTATTAAAGGATCTATGGAATATTTGCGGCCGCAAATTGTCATTGTCACGTCTAACTATCGAATCGATGAAATTTGGACAGATTCTCAGACAGTCGAACCTCTTCAAAGAAGATTTCAGTCTATTGAGAAATTGAGTCAAGAACAAGTAATTGACTTTACCCAATAAAATGCCTTATGTCCGAAGAACTGTTAGTCGCCGTCCTATCCGTCGTTACCGCCCTACTGTCTCTCGTCGCCGTGTTTCGAGTGTTCGAATGCGTCGCCCGGTCGTCGTGCGTCGTAGGATCTCCAGAAGAAGATAGTTTACCTTAATAAATATGTTATTTCGACCTGGTTTTAAAGCTTTGAGGAATGGCGTTTCTCATGCATTGTACGCTCAAAATGCTTATGATGCTTACAATTATCTTTCCTCAAAGAAAAAAATGTATATTCCTATTACTCCCAAGTCTATTCAGAAAAGACTTAAATTAGCCAGACAACGAGCACCTAAACCTGCCGATAATGTTCGGGCGTTAGCTATAACTAAGGCAAGTTCTCGTCACAGTGGTAAACCTACGAATCACAAGAAGCATAAGAAAGTTAAAGTAACTAAAGTTTTCAAGGACAAAGTTACAAAAGCCCTTGCTGGTAAGACTATTTCTGGATCTTGGGATCAAATTTCTTACGATATTTTGAATGTTAGTACCTTTCCCAATAATCAACAATTTGTAGGAGGATTGGGTGAACTTCAAAGTAATGATTATAGCGATTGGGCCTTTGATCCTGAAGATGTTCTCCACGCTGCGTCAGTATTATGGAACAACAAAGCTGATAGTCAAGGATCTCGTATTTGGAATAATAGTCAAAATATTTCATATTCCGAAACTGGGTTTTTACCTAATATTCAAACCGATACTCGTTTGTTTGCCAATTCTAGATTTCAATTGAACACCAAGATTACTATTAAGAGATCTTATGAGATTTATAAATTGAAGAATAACACCCAGAGAACTATAATTATGAAAATATTTTTATGCGCTCCAAAGGTTGAAGGTTTTAAGCAGAGAGACATTGCAGCACAACCTGGCGGCGGAGATGCCCCTGTAGGTTCTATTTCAGAATCTCATATTGGAAACCCAGGCCAAATGTGGATTAATGAATTACAAAAACAAGTATTTTCTAACATTAATGTTGCTGACACGAAGGTGCAGACATTATATAATACTCCTAAAGATTGCCCTGGATTTAACAAGGTATATAAAACTGACATTACCACAGTTGTGTTAGAACCTGGCCAAATATTTGATTACTATATTAATGGTCCATCAAATTTCACAATTGACTATAACACTTTGTTTCGAGGTGCAGGAGCAGTACCAGAGATTTCTTATTATCACGGTATTCAGAAGTGGATGAGATATCCTTTATTTACTGCTTATTTAGATTTAGTAACTGACGGAGCTATGACTGGGCATTTTGCTCCTTCTGCTGCAGCCGGTAACCGATTAGGTGTTTGTATTGAGAGACAGATGAAGTATAATTTGGAAATGCCTGAATCTGTTGGTTCTCATCAAGCATTTAACACTGGAACTAATGCTAATCTTGTTGGCATCGTTGAGAACAATATGAGACGAGATTGTTATTTTCGTAAAGTTTATCCTATGTCTGGAGTTTTAGCCGATACTCAAAGTGTCAATGTTCAACAACCAGCAACTCTTATCGACCAACAGTAGTTTATTTTAAATAAATTAAGTCTTCTTTTTAATATTTCTTAGAGCAATTTTGAACTTAGAGATTTCAACTTGCAACTTCATGTAGTAGTCTTGAGATTTTTCATCTTCGAACATGCAAGCTTTCTCCCACCCATTCCAAGCAGCGTGAATAGAATCATCCAAAGCATTAGACAAATTAGACTTGATATCATCAGTAACAATTGAATTGTCTGGTCGCACGATTTCAGCAGATTCTCTTGGAGCACAGATTGGACAGCCCTCGCATTCAGTACAGTCATAAGTAGGAACGTAATTAGCATCATATTGATTTGCAGCCATATGGAAAGTAATGTGGAAATGCATAAAAAAGTGCGGGGGGAGTGGTTGCTTTTATACTATATTGCGGAAAAATGCTTACGTAATTAAATAAAAAAAAAACTTTCTAGAAACAAGTTCTACCACCTATTTTTCCGCCTAACTCTGCAGGACGATCGCCGATCGAGCGTTAAGAATGCGGACAAATGCTTGCATTTTTCCGCATTTAGTCGATGATCGGGGAGCTACGGTCATATCAATGGCAGTAGTAACAAACCTTACTTCAGCGCATAGTTTGTAGTCCAGAGAGCGGAAAAATTTCGCCAGAAATTTCTCCGCCGACGCGGTATTTAACCGTGATCTAAGGGTCTAGCATATTATTACCTAGACCCTCTGATCAAGATCACACAGCCACATCTTGATCTAAAATAATGTCACGCGTTAGAAATTTTTGTTTCACGATGAATAATTATGTTGATACAGCCCTTGTTGATACTATAGATTGTAAGTATGTTGCGTATTCTAAAGAAGTTGGATCAAACGGTACTCCCCATCTACAAGGGTTTATTTCCTTTCATTCGTTGAAGTCTAAAGCGCAAGTTATTAATTTACTCCCTGGATGTCATATAGAAGTCATGAAAGGGAGTATTGCGCAGAACGAAAACTATTGCTCGAAATCTGCAACATTGATCGAGCGTGGAGAGAAACCTATTTCAAAGAAATCTCAAGGTGACGATGAAAAACTTCGATGGGAACGCGCTCGCGACTTTGCCAAAGAAGGAAAGTTAGATGAAATCGACGCGGACATCTACATTCGATGCTATTCTACTCTCAA